AAGGTCGGAAGAAGTTCTAAGAGAGATTAGCCGTTTCTTTTATGCTATTTCGCCGCATTATCGCAGAGCTATTATAATGCTTGCAACTATACTGACCAATAATTATGTTATTCGCCCCATTGCAAACATTAAAAATTTAGCGACAACAAAAGAAGATTTTGAAAATGAGTATATTGAATATGCTTTAAAATGTAACCGTTATAAATTTAAAGATATTAACCCACAGATAATGTTACGTACCTTGGTTGATGGTATTTATTATGGGTTAATGATTGAAGATAAGCGCAGTTTCTTCTTAAAACCATTGCAGCATAAATATTGTAAACTGGCTTTGGTGGAAAATGGTGTTTGGCGGTTTGCTTTTGATTTAAGTTATTTTGATACAAAGAAAGCGAAAGCTTTACTCCCCTCTTATGGTTCTGATTTTGTAAAAGCATATCAGCTTTATAAGGGTGATGAAGAAAAGGAAATAAAAGGTGATAAGACTTTGCGTTGGTTTATACCAAAGAAACAAATCTGCGTAAAGTTTGATGAGGAATATCCTTTTATAATCCCACCGCTTGCTGGCTGTTTCAAAGCAATCATTGATCTTGAAACTTATCAGGAAATCCAAAAGGACGGAGCTATACTTGATAATTATAAACTTATCAATTATACAGTTGAGACAGACAGTGACGGAAATCCTGCATTGTCATTTGAACAGGTTGAGAAATATTACAATCAAATTGCTGGTGCTGTACCTGAAGGAATAGGGATAGCCGTCAATCCTTTTAAGGCACAGGGAATTACTCTTAAAGATACGACAAATGCACAAAAAGATTATACCGAGGACGCAACAAAAGACTTGTTTAATAATGTTGGTATATCCCCTCTTTTATTTGGTATAGGCGCTAACCCAACATACAAAGTTATTGAGCTTTCGCTTATTGTTGATGCAACAATGATGATGAAATTGCTGCGGCAAATTGAAAGAGTGTTTAATGTAAAGTATCAACGTGAAATGTCAATTCACGACGACTATCTTTTTGAAATTTATTTTCTTGACCAATATAGTTTTAATAAAGACGAGGTTGCAAATAGATTACAAAAATCAGCGATGTACGGTTTGCCATCTAAATTATTGTATGCAGCTGCACTCGGTCAAGAGCCAATAGACGCATATACAGCAAGTTATCTTGAAAATGAAGTGCTCGGTTGTGGTAGTAAGATTTATAACAGACCATTAATAAGCAGTAACACTCTAAGTAATGGCAAGGTTGATGACGAAGGCGGTAGACCTACTACTGAAACTCCTTCAGAAAACACGGAGAAAAATATAGAAAACAACGACAATTATAAGTGAGGTGGCGTTGTGAATAAATTTATAAAGGTATTAGAGCCTAAGTTGCAAGACGAACTTGCCAACTTGGGTTTTTCTTATACAATTGAAAAACTTGGTGACAAGCAAGTTTTTGCTTTTACCGACAGTATGGAATTAAGAAAGTATATTGCCTCTAAATATGCAGATATAAAAGGCATATGCTATTTTGATGACAAACTGTTCTTCTGAGTTTTTAAATATTGAGGAAAGGAGGTAAAAGCAATGGAGAGATTTAATCTAAACGGTGTATCAAAGTTTGAATTTCAAAGACCTATAAACAAAGAATTTTCATTGTTTAAATGCTGGGTTGCTGGCGTAGGCAAGAACAGGAACATGAGTTACATATCAAAAGAAAGAATGGATAATGCCCTACCTACATTGTCTTACGCTCCTGTAGTTGGACATTTAATAAAGGGAGAAGATGGAAAGTACAGGTTGGGTTCGCATGATGTTGATTTTGATATGGAGACATGGGATTTCATACCATTAACAACTCCTGTTGGTGTTGTAATGGAAAATAGTTTTGGATATGAAACTGTGAACGAATATGGCGCAGACGTTGAGTATTTGACCGCAAATGTTATTTTGTGGACTGGAAGATATCCTGAATTATTTGACTGTAAGTATAGTGATGAAATCTTTTGTGCTGAGTCTATGGAGATTTTAGTAAATCAGCATCGCATTTTAGAGGAAGATTCAAACTATATTGAAGTATTGGATTTCAGTTTTTCAGCGCTTTGTTTACTTGGTAAGTCAGATGATCCCAAACTGAATAATGAACCATGCTTTATAAGCTCTAAACTTACACCTATTAATTTTAGCTCAAACGATTTTGTTACTAAGTTTAATGAATTGAAAGAAGCAATTAAAGAATGTTTTGATACTAAAGAAGAAGGTGAGGTAAACGTGACAGAGAATATTATAAATCAGGAAGAAAACATTGATGTTGTGGAGAAAAAAGACGAGGACGAAGTTTTTGAAATAACACTTGAAACTGAAATTGCAGATGAATCCGTCGCAGAAACTCAGCAAATTGAAGAGCCTGCAAAAACAGAAGATGAATCGGAAACGACAGCGGAAGTAACAATTGACTATGAAACAATGTACAATGATGCTATCGCTGAAAATGAGGCATTAAAAACTCAAATAGCGGAGCTTACACGCAGTATTGAAGAACTTACGCCTTACAAGCTTGCTGCTGAAAAGGCTGATAGAGAAAGCGCTGAGAACGGTGTATTCGCTAAGTATGATTCACACATAGGTGAAATGCCTGAGTATGCGGTGCTCAAAACAAAGGCTGGCGAATATTCAATTGCAGACCTCGAAAGAGAATGTCTTATTCTTGTTGGCAAGTTTGCTATGAACGAGCCTAAGAAAGAAATTGAAGAAACTGAAACAGAACCAACACTTACATTTGCGCTGGACAATATGCCTGAACAGAAGGTAAATCGTTACGGCGATGTATATGAAACTTATAAAACCAAATAACAGAAAGGAAGGTATGACTATGGCACATGGTATTTTTAGATCAGATAATTGCACTTATACACACGATCCTGCAAAGATCAGAACAATCGAAACTTATGGTGAGATTGATAACGGCGCTCCTATAGTTCTTGGAGGACTTGCTGCGACTGGCAAGTATTCTGGTGAAAGAGAGGTATTCACTACTACTAATGCGGCAAGCGCAACTCCTGCTAATGTTTGGGTTGTAAATACACCTGAACTTGATTATGAGAAGTACACTCTCCCTGAATTTACAAACGCTTCTGGCGCAATCGGCAGAGCAGTTGCAATGGAAAAGTATGATATTTTCTCAGTAACTTCTGAGGTTCTTTCTGCAATTCCTACAACTACAAACCAGTATATCGTTGCTGCAAGCGGTCAGTGGACAGTAGGCAGCACAAGCGCTAACGCTTTTGCAAAGTATTTAGGTTCTGACGTTCAGGACGGCGTGACATTCTACGGATATCAGGTTCTTTAATTTAAGGAAAGCGAGGTAATAATATGAGTAAGGAATTAAGACAGCTTGCTATTGATGTTTATAATGGCATTGATGTAAAGTTTGAGAATGGTGAGACTGGCGATGATATGATCCGCAATGCTCTCAACAAGGCATTTGGTGGCATTAATCTTAATGACGGAAAGGCTGTAAGAAACGCTCTGGCTTACAATAAAGTTGATTTTGCAATAATCAATGAACTTATTGATGTTGCAATTGACCTTTCAGCAAATGACAACTCTGAGATTTGGAACTTTGTTGATTTCAAATCTGCAGCTCTTGGTGACAAGAACAAGTTTACTGTAGAGGGTAACGATCTGCTTCATGTAGATGTAATAACACATGGCACTCAGGGTGTGCGTAGACAGCGTATGCTTAGTAAAGAACTGACAGTTGAGACAACAACCAAGGCAATTAAGATTTATGAAGAAATGGTAAGACTCGCTGCTGGTCGTCTTAACTGGGCTAAGTTTGTAGAAAAGGTTGGCAAGTCCTTTGACAATGACAGATTTAATGCTGTTGCTCAAGCATTTAATGGCATTACTGCATCTGGCGATTATGCAAAGGCTGCTGCTGGTCATGTTTTCAGCGAGAGTGATATGATTGATCTTCTCACAACTGTTGAGAATGATGGTAATACACCTAAGATTTTTGGTTCACTTCAGGCACTTCGCAACCTTTCAATGGCTATGGCTGGTGATGAAGTTCGCAGCGATTACTACAACTTTGGCTATATGGGTAAATTTAATGGCTATGATACATTCCGTATCTCAGGCAAAAACATTCCTACAGACAAACTGTTTGTAATTGGTTCTGAAGAGAAATTTATTAAGATGTTTGACGAAGGCGATACACTTACTATTCCTCACAACTTTACCGAAACTGCTGATAAGACACAGGAGCTTCAGGTAGAGCGTACTTATGGTGTTGAGGTAGTAATGGCTGGCAAGGTCGGCGTATATACACTTTAATTATAATGGGTAAAAGGAGTTATGCATGGAAGAAAGAGTTACAATAAACGATGATTACGTCATTCCTGTAAAGTCAAATTTTGATGGTACACTTACATTTAGCGACAATGGCTGGAATGAAAGATGGTATGGTATTGGAGATGTCGTTGAGATGCCTTGGAGCGGCATAAAGGATATACGAAAATATGGGAGAAAATCTTTTGAAAAGAACTGGCTAATACTTGAGCCTACAAAAGATTTTACTTCTGAGCAACTTTATACCCTTCTTGGTGTAAAGGAATATTATCCTAATGCTGATAAATTTAAGGATGTTGAAGTTCTTATTTCAATGAAACCAAAAGAAATTGCCGAATATTTAAAGGGAATGAGTGCGGATTATCGAAGCACTTTCACATCTTATGCTAAGAGACTTTATGAGGACGGCGATCCGCGTATGGATTCAAAAACAAAGATCGCCGCTCTTGAAAAGATACTTGATGTTGATTTCAGTGAGGTGTAAAAATGGCAACAGAATTTAGCGCTGTGTATGAAAGTTTTCTTGGCAAGATAACCGATAATGATTTATCGGCTATGACAGAAGAAGATGCAAATAGCGTTATGAGTGATTTGCTTAGATATGGCATTGTAATTTTTAGCGAGTCTTGTAAGAAGGATTTATCTACCGTTACATCGACTGGGTGGGAAGATGACCTGACGGATTATGAAATAGAAATACTGGCAGAGCTTATGGTTGAAGCGTGGTATAAACCAAAAGTTAATTTTGCGGAATTATTGCGTAATCAACTTAGCACTAAAGATTTTACAACATTCTCCCCCGCCAATCTGCATAAAGAAAACCGTGAAGCATATGAGGCAGCTCACAAAAGAGCACGTTCAATGATAAACGAATATTCTTACAGATATAATAATATAGGAGAATTAAAATGAGCAAAAATTGCAAACCGCCTTATAAAGCTTTGAACAGCTATTTGCATAATCTTATCAATAAGGTTTATAAGATATTGCCAATGAAAGAAGAACAGTGTGATACGTTGACATCTTATCTTCTAAGTTTGGAAAATGAACTTATAGGTTGTTATGAACTGTGGGATATCCTTTGTGATAACTCACAGTTTTTAGCTGTAATAAATATAGTTAAATATCTGTCTACAAAAGAATATGATATATCAACCTGCAAACGTGAGGTTTTCAAGGCAATTCACCTTATTGAAAAAATAATAAATGAGATTGAAAAGGAGGGATTAAATGGCGACCTTTGAATCATATAAGGCGAGAGTTCATCAACGCGGCGAAACGATACGTGAACGAACCTTGTATTATGAGAAAGAACACTTAAAGGAACTTGCTGTTAATTCCCTCTCTTGCAAACAATGCAAAGTCAATGGGTTAGATCAATTGCTCATAATTGATGACGGCACATTACCTTATTACAAAAATGTCAAAAGTTTGCCCGATGAATATTTTGAGGCTGGGAATTATATTGAATGGGCTGACAGTATGTGGCTTATGGTTTCCTGTGACTGGGACAAAGAAGTTTATACATATGGCAAAATGCAACAATGTAATTATGTTGTAAAATGGCAAACTAAATCGGCTGATATTATTGAGCGTTGGTCTGTTGTTCTTTCAGCTTCAAAATATAATAATGGTGAAAAGTATAACAACATTATAGTTGTCGGTTCAAATCAACTTATGGTATATTTGCCTATTGATAACGAGACTTTAAAGCTTAGAGCAAACAAAAGGTTAATGTTAGATTTCAATACAGACTATCCCAAGTGTTACGATCTCACCCGTGTTGATACTGTAACTATGGGATATGATGGAGTTGCTGAACCTCGATATGACGGTAAAG